GGATGTTTATTATTGGCGTCGATTTTATGATGTTATGTTTTATCCTTATGAATGGGCGTCGATTTGGAAAGAGGTGAGAGTTTCTGGGATTGCAGTTTATGGTGGTTTACCTTGGGAAGAAAATAGATATATTAGTGGTAGTATCTTGGGAAATTGTGTTCCGAGTCTTAAGGTTTTGTGTTTAAGAGCAAAATCGTGGACTAATTTGGCATTTGCTGGTGATAAAGACGGTCCTTATACAGTTCATGCCGTTTCAAATATCTACCCAAAGAAATTACCTAGGATGCTTGATCGATTTGATAAACCAACTAAAGTTATAACTCAAAATATGAAAGCTACTGAGCACTTGATACCGGGTGCTCTTGATATGTTGTATCATGCTATGGGTACTCGTCCTGCTTTTGGGACGCAAATTTGGGATTATGAAAAAGCAAAAGAGGATGCTATAGCGGGAGTTCGTAAAGATACTGCATCAGGTCTTCGAAATGGTCCTAGATTAGAGGATGTTACTGAGGGGGGTATACGTGTTATAGCTAGTGCTACTGGAAAGAAGATGGAACATATACCCTATGCTTCGGCTGAGTTGGATAAAGTTAGGGATGAACTCTTGAGGAACCCTGGATATGTTCCGCAAGATTGTGCTGCTCAAGTATCGTTAAAAGATGAAGCTTTTAATAAATTGGGCATGTCTAAGGAAGATGCTAAAGATCTTCCTTGGAAGTTGCGTCCGTTTTATATCCTTAGTTTGTTCCAGTATTTGATGGCTGCTATGTGTTTGAAGTTTAGACAAATTGTTGAACGAGGAAGGGTTATAAAAATTGGGATAAATTTTTGGTTTGGTGGTGCCACGGCGTTGGCAATGAGTGTTGGATTTGATGATGAGCATATTATATTTGAAGATGGTGATTTTAAACATTTGGATTCAACTTTACATATGATACTTCTTATGTTGTATGTAACACAAGCTTTTGTGTACTTTAATTGGACTAAGATGACAGCTGCTAATACACTTCTTTTGAAAGCTTTTTTTAGAATTTGTGCAGAACGTTTGTCTATTAAGGTGACTCATATGTTTAGCACTATTTGGCGTGTGGTTTATGGTGGCATGCCTTCTGGTGCTTATGAAACTTCGCATGGTGATTCATGGATTGTCGCATTTTTATATTTTTTATATGTAAAGCAAGTTATGGAGCGACATCCTGAACGTGTTTCCCAAATTCGTGAACTGTATCGATTATTTAGATGTGGCATTATAGTCTATGGAGATGATCACGTCTTGTTTACGCATTGTGATGTTCACGATATAATAAATGAAAGAGGATTTGCTAGATTTGTGAAAGACTTTTGGGGAATGCAAATTAGGGATATACATCAAGCTAAATTTTTAACTATCCCGAATAAATTTAATGGTGAAATTGTTGAACCGGGTATTGTGTTTTTAAAGCGTTATTTTATTGCTCGTAATACCGTTTTCACCAAGAAAGAGATTAAAGATTACTCAATATCACCTGTTGTACCATATAGGCCTTTAGGTGCATTAATTATGAAATTAGCATATGGGAAAGCTGACGAAAAGTCTGTTATTGAGTATATTGTTTCTAGTATAGGTATGGCATATGATACGCAGGGTACGAATAGAGTTGCGTATGAGTTCTGTCGTCATATTTATCGTGAATTGTCAGTTAGGGTGCAAGGTAATATTCATAAAGTTCTTCGGGAATTTATGGATAAAATCGCTGCTGAAGGAAAGCAAGCATATATTACTAGGTTGATGCGTACTGCGTCGATAAGTGATAATGATATCGTTCGTGGTTTTCCTAAGTGGAAGGATTTGATATCTAGGCACAAATATGATAAGGAGGTAGCTCGTATTGGAGGTTACAAAGAACCAATAGGGACAATGTCTTTCTAAAGAGAAAATTCTCACCTTAATAGGATATCTTAAAACTTAACAAAAAAAGAAAAAAAAC